GAAGATTTTCTTTTATTATTTTTACGATCATATTTTGTTTTATCCTTTACTACTCTTTTTCTATACTTGGGGGTTCGTAAGTCTTTTGCTATTGGGTTCTGCTTCTTCATTTTTCTTCTTTGTTTTTTCTTTCATCTTATTAATATAACTACGATAAACATCCGCTGCGGATGTCTTACCCATTTCTCTAGCACGTTGTTCCATAGCAATCGCAGCTTGTATTTTATGTGCATGTTTTTTACCAGACTTTTCAATCTTTGCTACACTTGCCTCAGCGTCTTTTACTGTTGCAAATTTAAGACCGTGTATTGTACCTTTTGGGTTTTCGTCTGTGTACAAATCACTATGTTTTTTACTACCTGCTTTTTGACCAGGTTTTCTTGCAATTCTAGGATTGTCTTCTTTTAAAGGTTCTAATTTTAATCTTTTTCTAACTTTGTTAAGTTGTTTAATGATTTCTTTTTGTTTAGGTGAACCTGGCATAGTTTTCAATGCCTTTGTCATCAATGATAGATGTAAAACTCTATCTTTTGAATTTTCTGTAAATTCTCTAAAAGTTATCATTGTATTTGTTGTATATTTATTTCGTTGTCTTGTCCTAGTAGTTCAAAATCGTACATTTCAAACTCTCCTTGTATAATATTTAGTACATATCCATATTCTTTATCTAATCTTAATTCAATATATGCACCAGAGGCGTCTTCTCGTATCCATACCCATTGTGGATCTTCATCTAAGATAATGACACCAGTTTCAGGATTTTTACCTAAAAATATACCCTCTGTGGATTGTTGCTTATCAAATTCATTTCTCATTTGTCTTGCAAGTTCTTCGTTGATTTGTGCTAGTATGTCAGCCAAAAAATTTTGTTGTAAAAAGTCTATATCTAAACCTGTTACATATAAATCTTCTTCTTCCTCTAAGTAATCAACTTCTAAATCATCAAATTGTAAAAAGTCTATATCTAATGCGTTTGCAACTTCTTTTAATTTATCTTCATAGTTTTCTTCTTCTAGTTGTTCTGGTTTTGCAACAATCAACATGTTATTAATCATGTCTAATTCTAAATCTAATTTTACAGGTGGTGTTGGTGGACTTTCAGGTACAGATACCTGTGTTGCTTGAAATGCTTGATTAAGTATAATTTGACCTGCGTCTGTTTCTACACTAATCTCACCTACAAAACAATTACCACTTACGTCACATGATGGTAATAATATAATTGTACTACCACCTAGTTCATCTATTGTCATAGAAAAATCTGTACCACGAACACCTATCGTTGCTGTTGGTGTTGTTATCTTTACATCTTGTCTGGAGTTTTTTGCAATCTGTCCACTTGCATATCTAACTGTACCAAGTGCTGCCTTTAATGACAGTTTACCTGTGTTAGTATTTGGATCAAATACAAATTCATCTATAATAAGTTTACTGTGTTGAGTTACATCTACTCTGGTATCATCTATGAATAATATACCAACTTTACCATTACCAGTTTTTACTGTGTCGTATTGTTCTATGGAAAGTTCTTCTTCGATTGTGGTGTCTTCTTTATTTCTTTCAATGACACCGTTGCCTTCTACTTGATCTACGTTACCTATGCTACCCCATAAAGAGGTAGCATAGAATAATATTAATATTATTATTGTCCACTTAGTCAGTTTGTGATATGTCAATATCATGGTTGTCACCAACAGTTGTCAAGTTTATTATGTTATCATAAACACCACTTTGTGTGATATCTACGTCTGCGATTGAACCAGTATGGCTGTGAACTAAGGTGTGTCCGTTAACATCACCATTACCATTTATATCAATTAGATAATTATTTGTATCACCGTTTACGGTTAACGTTAGTATCGCTGAAGTACCATCAATAGTGGCAGCAACAACGTTACTGTCACTTCCTGAGGCACCTGTTATACTTACAGTCGCATTTGAGGCGTCAGCAGTTTCACCTATATCAATATCTAAATCATTTGATGAACCTACCCATACTATTGAGGCGGTTGCTGTAGCACATGAGGAAACTGTCCCTGCGCTATCACAATTGAAATCTATATCGTTTGAGCTTCCTGTGACGTTGAATGTTCCTGTAAAGGTTGCACCGTTTACATCAAACTTTAAAACGTTACTATTACCAACTTGATCAATGTCGATAGTGGTAGTAGCACCAATCACACTTGATGATGTTGTACTATTACCTACAGTATTGTTTTGTCCGTCTTGGGTAATGTCGAGGTCAAGCGTAGCACCTGATTGTGTCACATAGATATCATTTGCCATTACCGGTAAGGCAAACAACATTACTATTGCGATTATCTTAGCGTACATTACTTTACTCCTCTATTTTAAATTTCCATAATTTCTTATCGATACCTTCATAAATCATATTATGAATAGCATGCTCGATTGTAGTTCTTATGGCATAATTGACAGGCTCATTAGTTGCGACACCTGTCTCTATTTCAAGCGCTTTTGTACTCAGGTCTAAAAACCTAAATACGTCACCGCCACTTGAATGACTTGCGATTGTCTTTGTTGCTGATGTGGTGATTAATATTTCACCAGTCTGTACTGCAACAAGTCTTATCGAAACTGTTACTTGGTCTGTACGATATTGTTCATTAACACCAATACCAAAATATCTTGCACCAACGCCACCTGATGTAACATTGGAATCATATCCTACAATACCACCCTCTACTATAAGTCCTGCAAACTTTAGAGGTTTTAATTGATTTTTTACGTCACTCTCTCCATCATATAATTCTCTTGTTGATCTTATTAATTGTCTTTCTTTTATGATAGCGTCAAGGCCTTGTCTTTCTACAACAATAAACCAAGGGTTAGTACCACCTGCTGCTTTTAATCCATTGATAACCCATGTCTCAGGTCCTTGTGTAACGGCAGTTGACAATTGAGAAAACTTTACATTAGGTTTTCTTTGTCCTGTTCTATCAGGAAAATTATAAACTGCAATCGTAATTTGTGGTTGTCCTAATTCTGGTATATTTTTTAACCTTTTCATTGTGTCTGTTTCAAGTGTGTATGGGGATTCACCATAAAATACACTATCAGATTTTGTTGAAGCACAACTCGTTAGAAAACAAGTGACCGCAAGTATGGCAGCAATGTGTGGAAAACTAATTGTCATATTAAAACTTAAAGTCGCCTACAGGTACAGACATGGTTGTTGTCGAACCATCAGGTGATGTAATTGTTAGTGTGATTATTTCTGTTGTTGCGTCTTTGACCCAATAGATTGTAGAACCTTCTACTTCAGCAGTACCAGATGTAGGACAAGTACCAGAACATTCTGTACCAAACATATTATCAACTAACTGTTTTGATAAATTTGCATAGATACGACTTTCAACGTTTTTGATAAACTTGTTAATAGTTGTATTATTTTCTTCACGCTTAGCAGCGGCAGCCGCTGACTTAGCGTCATCAGAAACATTTTTTTCTCTACTGTATCTTAATTGTTCAAGTGAGAGGACATGTGTACTGTATCCATTGCCAGAGAAAGAAGGATTGGAAAAACTATGTACGATTTCACTTGCGAAACTAGGTGTCGAAAGCACATAAAATAATAGACCTAGCACCGTAATTTTAAGTGCTTTCATATGCTAGTATTTATATAAAATAGGTAATAGAAACGAACAATATGACGTAATGCAACATCTGATCTGTCCATATTGAGTTCCAAAACATAGTGTTGTTTTTTACTAGTAAATAGTTAGAATTAATCCTTGAGGTGATATAATCTTGTATCCAATGCAAGACTGCCATGAGAAAAACCCAACCTAGTATATTGTGAAATATGATAAGAAAGGGTAATGTGTATGCACCAACGTGAGTAGTTAACCAGTAAGTCGACTTACTCTTTTGGGTTGCCATCTTCTCTGTTTGAAGAAGACCGTCTCCTATCCAATGACAAATTATTATCTTTAATATTATCGCTAATTCCATCTTTTTCCTCGTTCTCTCTCATAGCCAAAATTGTATCTAACTTTGACCGTAATCTAATTAAATCATTATCTAACATTCTAATTCTATCAATTAGTAAGATAGTCGTGTATTGTGCTTTGTCTAATTTCTCTATTATGTTTTGTGTAACATATGTATATATGAAGTATATAAACCAACCCATAGCAATTGCTGCTACTGTAGCAAAACCATATTGGTTTAACATTTCTATAATAGGTGATGTTACTTCAACTTCTATCATTTTTTATCTTTTTCTAATTTTGCTAACAATGTCATTACACCTAAACTAATAGGTAATGATATTAACAAAAATAATATAGCATGTTCTATTGTCCACATTAATCTTTTCTTGCGTCTTCTTTACCATCTGCTCTAGATATTCTATCCATGTCAGGTTTTACATTAAGAGCACTACAAACTAAAATATCAAGTTTAATTAAATCATGATTCATAGTTTTTACTCTATTGTCTAAAGACCCTATTAACATTGTAATTGTTCCTACTTGCCCTACAACTCCTGCAAGAATATATTTAAGAATAATGTAAATAAAAATACCCATAACAGCAGCCGCTGCTACAGGTAAACCAAATTGTACTAATATGTCTAAAAATAAGTCCATGCCCTATTTATAAGGGCATGAACAGGTTAGTGAACAGGAGAGATTTAACGATTTACTCGTTAACTAATTTACTAAAGTAATTCATAGTATCGTCTTCACCATCATCACTAGGGGAGGTGGTTTCAATAGGCGAAGTGTTTTCACTTACTTTAGGTGTGTCACTAACTTCCGCAACAGCAGCACTTACAGGTGGGATGTCTATCTCATCTGCTGTCGTGGTCTTTCCAGTACCGTAAACTGTTTTCTCAAATTTCTGTTTGAGAACGTCATAAGACTTAAAGTTTGTTGGTGCTGAAAATTCATTTAATGGGTATTGTTTTTTCCACAATGCCTCAATGTAATCATCATCTTCATTTATTTTTGAAGGTGCTTCAAACTCTGATTTATCATAGTTCCAATATCCGTCAACTTTTCTTATCTTTAATTTAAAGTTTGCCCCAGCCCAAAAATCAAATGGGTTGATTGCTTGTTCGTCTGCAAACTCTGGTTTCATTGCTTCTGTAATCTTATCAAAGATTTTTTTACCAAACTTGTATAAGAATACTTTACCTTCATTCTCTGGGTGAGCAGGATCTGAAACAACTAACATGTTTGTAAAGTAAGATAATTTTCTTTTTCTTTTTCTGGCGATTTCTTTGTCTGCGTCAGAACCAGTATTCCACAGTTTACTGTTTTCTTCACTCACAGGATCTTTTTGACCAAGTGTTGTTAAACTGTTCTCAATATACCAACCACCAGGTCCTTGAAAAGCATGTGACCATACTCTTGCCCATGGTAGTTCTTCGCCTTCTACAGCAGGTA